CCCGATCAAGAAGCTCATTGCGAGCGGCCCAATACTCATCGCGATTGCTATCAGACAAACCGCTACCAACATTAACACGAATAGTTCTGTCATTGTCAACTCCTTCACATATTATAGCACCCAACCGGCCCGCATTGCGACCAGTTCCTTCTTCGAAACCCACGATATTGAGATCAACTGTGATAGTGGGTTTCCATTTCATCCAAAAGTCACTGCGCTTGCACTCGTAAGGTGCATCCATGCTTTTGATCATGATGCCTTCGTAGGCTTCTTCTACACTGGCTTCGGCAAACCTGCGCATGACATCATGTCCTTCGGCTGTGTCCAGGTCCACGTCTATGCCAGGCATGATGCGCACACAACCATTTTCTGGCAAGGATGCCTGAGCTCGTTTCAACAGGTCAATGCGTTTGTGTTGCTGTAGATTACAGAAGCCATCTCTAAACTCACTCAGTGGCAAGATATCAAACACATGATAAACCATGTCTGCGGTTTTGGCATCTTTTTTGCGTTGTGCTTGTTTCATCAAGTCTTGGAAATTCTTGCCCACAATTTCGCCATCCAACACAAACTGTCCACTAAAGGCAGAATCACGCTGGAATGCTTTGCGATGTTTTTCAATAAAGTCTGCAATCTGCGGAAAGTTTTCAAACTCTTTGCCATTACGGCTGTACAATGTACAAGCAGATCCATTCACCACTGCCAACACACGCACACCATCCAGTTTAACTTCAAGACGTTTGATGCCTTTGAGTTTCTTGGGCTGGTCTGTAGAGTCCTGTGCTAACTGACAACTAAAGATCGGAATCTTCCATTCAGTCTTGCCCAACACTTTGTTCAAGGTCTTCTCTGATATGCCGCATCGCAAATCTTTAATAATAACACGACGACATACATTGTTCCATTCGTCCGAGTCAAACATTTGACTGCAAGTTTCAATTGCTTCTCTTGCACGATTACCAGTGACGCTTCTAGTGCGCAGGCTTTCTAACAAGGCCCAAAATCCCGGCCAGTGATTTGGTTGGCCAGTCAAACCCTCAGTCTCAGGCACTTGTCGGATGCCAAACACATAGAAAGGATTGTAGGCTTGATAGCAGTTGAACAAGAAAGCCTGTGCGTCGGCACTGCCCAATTGCGAAGCTACCAAAGCCTTTTCAATAGTCTTTTCTTTGTGTATTCGACTGTCCGAAATTTCTAGGTCACGAATCCAACCTGCTGCCATTATGCCCGCAAACCTTGGGTCTGAAAAATTTGTTTCATTCATATATTTACTTCCGTTCTAAGTCAGATTGTGTTAGTCTACATACCAATAGGAACTGCTCATAAGCCTGGCGCACACCGGCATGTTGCATCAGTTTGTCTGCTTCTGCCTGCATGGCTTTCAACCCAGCTTCGGCAATGTCTCGAGCACTGTCGATCTGCAAAGTGGCCAATTCGTCACCAAACTCTTTGGCCAGCTTTTCCCAGGCTTTCTTTTGTCCCGGCGTAATAGGATTTTTCTGTGGACGTAGTTCACTGGCCTTGCTGATGGCTTGACAGATAGCATCTTCGGCCACACGCCCTGCGGCAATCATAGCCGCATAGTTAGGATCAATATTAAACCTGCGGCTAGTTCCGCCGGGATAACACATGACCAAGTGATTGCCTTTGGTAAAGCTGTCCAAAAAGTCGTTGTCATATTCCGCAACAGGCACATATCTTCTCCCAACTTTTTCATAGTAGATTTTTTTCATCGGTATTCTCGATCTAGCTTGACATTGGTCAGACCGGCTAGAGTTTGAAAATGATCCCATGCATCTTTCACTGCTGGACGGGTCGCCAGCTCTGAATCAGGCAACACTGTTTCCAACCAGATTTCGCGTCGACGGCTTGGGCGAGCTCCAAACTGTCGAGGCTGATGCATCTTGCCATCTGTGTAAAGCATGATGCTCACACTACGGAACTTGTCTTCATCGTCCTTGCTGTTAAAGTCATAATGACCCCACTCAGGATTACTCATACCACCGTAACAGTATCCTTCCCAAATACCGGCCCACTGTTCGTCATCACGTGGGTCAAAATCTGTACGAGTAATTAATACTAGCACATCTTCTATGGCCACACGACCTTCAACAATGTCCAGAACACACCGACTGTAACTGAGTCCAATTTTCATTTTTTATCCGCCAAAGTATTTGATCACAGCATCTAGATGATGAACCATGATTTCGTTATTACCCACATCTTCTGGATGCAACCAATATCCGTCAGGATTGGCTTCTGTGCGAGGATTTTTCTTCCACTCAGAAAGTTCTTTCTTGAGATAGCTTCGTTGCTCTTTCAATGTAAGCACAGTGATGCGATCGGCTGCATCGCCGTCCAGTGTGATGGGTCCAATTCGTTTACTCATATTTTTTACCATGAACTGTTGTAAAACACACGCAGGCCCAGGAACAACTCGGCACGAGCGGCACGAACAAATTGAAGATCGTCTTCGTAATAGTGTTCGTCAGCATCGTTACCAAAGAAAAACCCCGACGTGCCCGGCAGTTCTTTGTTCTTGATTGCCTGTTCAAGTTGTTCAATGTCATCCCAGGTCAGCTCCAGCTCGTCGCCATTGAAGTCACCGGTGAACCCTTTTTGGATCCACAACTGGCGCATCCAGCCGTGCAGGTTAGGATGCTTGCGCCAGTAGGCAATCTCACGCGGCTTGGGCACAGTGGCACTGCCGTACTCCTTAGTTTCTTCATTGAACTCAGATGTTGCGTAATAATCACGCTGTTGATTTTCACGAGCTGCCACATAGGCATACATGTCCAGACCCATTATTTTGCTCCTTGTTGATAACGATATTCACGTTTGAGCCAGTATTTGTATCTGGCAAAGTATTCACTGAGGTTGTATGACAGTGGCTGACCATAACCTTCTAATTCTGCCTGATGCTCATACCACTTGTTTTGCACCCAATGACGGAAACTAGACGCAGACATTTACATGCTCCGAATACGGTTGATTACATCATTGGCCTTAGAGAAGCCGTTGCGTTGTTCAGCTTTCAGCACCAGTTCTACCATTTGACTTTGCATCTCTGCAAAGGCTGTTTGAAAACGAGCCAACTCTGCAGGAGACAGGGTCATTTGAATACGATAAACGGTGTTCATGCTGCCTCCAACATGTTGGCCGGCACCTTCCACAGCATGGCACCGTCTTTGACCGTGACATACTTGATGGCCACTTTGGTCACAGTACCAGTCACAGCCAAGCCACGTTTGACACTGTAAAACTTCACAGCGTCGCCTGCTCTGAAAGCTCGAATTTTAGTTTTGCGAAGTTGTTCGCGAGCATACTGCACCGCATTGGTGATGCTGGTGAGTTCATCGTTGGTAAAGTTACCAAACATGATTGCAGTGTTGATTTCTTTGATGTTCATTTCGGCTCCTGTTTTGTTACGCTATGAATGTATTATAGCAGTTTGGGAATTATCGGTCAATCAATCTAATCTGCTTCCAGCATAGACCCGGTCTAGGCCCAGCTTGTTCTTCAGAACCTCTGCATAGGCTTCTGCGCCTGCTTCCAGTATGCTGATTGATTGTGTCGGGAAACCACTGGGGTTCCACAGTTGTAGACTGCCCGTGTAGTCCTTACGGAAGCCTGCGGCCTGCAACCACTTGCCTAACTTTGAGTTTGATCGCACACCGTAGACATTGACCCAAGCAAAACCACACGCATCACGATCGCCATGTTTGGCGTAGAATGCCTTGGCCGCTGTACGAGCTTGGATGCCTGCTTCGTTGACTGTGTCTTGTACCAACTGTTCTGTGATCACTGTTGCAATTGCTGTCATTTTGGAACCCTTTTTAGTTTCTATACAAGTATTATAGCAAAATGGGAATTTTGGGTCAACCTTTACAGGTCACAGTCGGCTATAACCCTACCCTCAGCAGGGTTATAGGTTAAGAACACTTTGCCGCTGTCGGTGCCGCCCTTGACCGGAAATACCACTGTGTAGCAGAACTGGCCGCCGTTAGTGATGCCCAAGAACTTGGCACTGGTAAAGGTCTGACCTTCGGCCTTTTCACCTACGGCCCGTTGCAGGGCCGGTGCAGTGAAAGTGGTAAGAGTTTTGAGTGTGTCTGCTGTGATCATATCACATGCTCCAGTAGGTTTCGCTAGCCGGGTTGCAACACCAAGGAGTGTCGGCATCAATTTCCACCGGCTTGCCCGACATCAAGTTCTTGACAGTGACTCGAGGTGCGCGGTACGTGTCGCGAGACACAATGTTCAGTTGGCTTTCGTTCCAACCGGCCTTGCGGCAAAGACGTGTACGGGTTGCTTTGGCAGCACCAAAAGTTTTATATGCACGGGTTCGGTTGGGACCGTCTGTAACAATAAGACCAGTGCCTTTGGCTACGATTACGTATGACATTTTTGAACTCCTTTTTACTTACTATGCTTCTATTATAGCAAATTGGGAAATAACGGTCAACCGTTTTAGTCTATTTGGATGTCAGCGATTTTTCCGGCTCGAAACACAAAATACAAGTTAATACTTCCGTAGTACACCCAGACGCACTCGTTTCCGGGTGTCATTGTGTAGTGTATTGTGGGGTGATTTTTTTCCATGTAGTCGGCTACCTGGATCACTTCGAACTCATTTAGCAGAGCGGGCTGGCGTATTGTTGCATTTTTCATACTCTAATTATAGCAAATTGGGAATAATTGGTCAACCGGTCAAAATTAGTACTTGAGTACTAATCTTAGTAGAAACCATGAGTTTTTGTGCAGTGCAACATCTTCTCATGGTAAATACTGATACAAAAGGAGAAAATCTATGTCAAAACTAATGACACAATTATTGGAGAGACTGGCTGAAATGTTTCCTAGGCAAAATTACCAAAGTCGCCTGGATCAGTACTTGAGCTCAAAAAATGTAAAAGATATTGCTGATGTTGAATACTGGACACACCAGTACGAGAGAAATGGAAATTGGAGATGAGTACTATGAAAAAACTGTTACAATATGTCTGGGAAGTGCTGATTGAAATTGGCGAAGCTAGACAGGCCAACTACAAGAAACACGGCTTCAAGGGATATTATTAATAAATTACCTGCTGTCGGGCCTGAGCTTCGGTTATGATTGAAGGTATCAAAGTGGCCTGAGGTGGTGGTGTTGTTGGTGTAGATTCTACAGCGTTGGCTGCTGTTCCTGCTCCGGCAGCATTGAGTGCTGTTGTGGTTCGGCCCTCACGCAATGTGGCCACTGTGGATTGAGCAGCTGATGTTCTGACAAGAACATCGCCAACCATGGTTTTTTCAGTAACCTCTTCAAGATACTGTGCGGATCCGCCAACCTTGGTATCAAGTCCATAGCCGGGTAGTGAGGTTGCAAAACTCATAACTGCTATTTGATTATTGCCTTGCACATTGCCAATATCTATTACCGCTCGAGTCAGTAACTGTGCTTCTCTAGTCAACTGTGTGTTGATTGATGAGAAATATGTGTTGAGTTCTGCGCAGGCAGCTGGATTGATATTGGCCTTGATATTGACAATTTCTGCTTGAGCATCTCCAATCAGAGTAGTAACATTGGCCACATCTGATGCCAGTGTATTTGCATAGATGTTATCGTATATGGTGATCAAGTTGCCTAACTGGCTGGCGGCATACATGGTGTCAATGATGTCAACACAGTTGCTGAGATTTTCTGTGATATTTGTTCCAGCGGCTGTTCCAAGAATGTCAATCAACAATATAGTGTCGTCTTCTCCGGTGCCAATGGCTAGATCATTAGCATAGTAATCTAAGTCTGCTTGCGGTACTGGAGTTGTTTGGGCTTCAATTGCAGGTAAATCTTTGTTGGTTTCGGCTACAAGAAATGCAGCAGACAACTGCGGCAGATTCATTCTACCAATATTTGTAACTTGACTCAGCGAACAGGTCAGTGCTTTGTTGACCAAGGCCAAGCCTGGATCTGTCATTATGCTCATTCTTTCGTAACTTGTGCCGGTTTGGCAAGCTATCACAGTTGCTTCTAGATTACTGTTTGGTGTGTAAGATGCGCCAGAACCAGTATTGGTAGCAACGACAGTTGCAGGATTTTCACTTTGTCGAACTTCGCAGGCCAATGGTCGTTCTACTGTTCTGTTGGCTGCTTCTTGTTCCAACAGCTTTTGATTGTCTTCGGGCGAAAGGTCAGTGTAATCAATAGGAGGATTGGCCTCAGGAGTGATATAAATGGCACGTGGGCCATCTGCGGTGGGCGTGGTCAACGACGGATAACTGTTTGGATACATCACAGCAGGGTTTAGCAAGTCTGCCAGGGTATTGATATTGGGGGTCCATACATCTAGTATTTGCAGAATGCCAGCAAGTTCACTGCCTGTGATATTTTGCAAGGCCTGATACATGAGTTTTTGAACTGTGTCGGTCACGACCACGGTTGGATTGCTGAGTCCCAGTACAATGTTTTCGTCTATGCCTACATTGGTCAGTGCCACAATCAAGGGACTCACTGTGCCGGCTCGACGAGATATTTGTTGTATCAATGCCAATGGCGTGCCGTAGTTGTCAAGATTGGCCAAATCAATGTATTGGCCAGCATTGCTGAGGTCGTCGCCCATGGCCTGGGTAGCACGATTTATTTCGGTAAGTCCGGCTGTGACAAGATTGTCCATGCCAGTAAATGTAGGGCCTAGATAGTTGTTAGAATTAACTGCGCTGTTAATGAAAGTATTTGTAATTGAACAATAACTGTTTGCTTGTGTAAAGGTCTGCACAAACTTGCTGAGGTCGCCGTTGCCCATGTAAGAATTGGCAGTCAGTGTAATGATTCCGGACAGCCCTGGGTTGGCCTGTGTCGATGTAACTGGGTATGTCAATGCACTGTTAAAAGAATCTGCTAGTGCCGGACAACTGTTACTGACATTACCTGCAAAAGATTGGAGCAAAAGTTGTGTATTCACAGGCAAAGTGTTTGCATTCATTGCCAGTATCAAATTAGCAAATAAAGGGACTGATGTGTACTCATTAACTGCGGCTGTTAAGGCAGGATTAACTTGATAGCCTTTGTTTTGCAGCAACCCAGCGGCAGCTTGAAGTTGCAGTGGTGACAGCAGGGCGGCCATTATGCCACCCTTACATCAGGACTACCGCCTACACGAGCATGGCCGCATGTGTCGGCATCTCCTGTTCTGTTGACAGGAATTCCTCCAGCACGAACAGTGTCGCTACCACCAGTAGTGGTTGGCCCGGCATGCGGTGGATGTGGGCGACCCCATGGTGCATGGGCAGATACACTGGTGCCGTTGACCACAACAGGCTTTCCGTTCACTCGCACTGAGGCAACGCCTGATGTGGCAGCGCCTCCTGCTGAGTTTGTGTCACCTTGTCTTTGTGCTGCCGGCATAGTGTTCCATTGTTATGCAGTATTTATCGTACAATAATACCGGTGGTACTTTGAATAAATTGGTCAGCAAACGCTTTGTCTGTGGCCGCTACCACTGTAACTGTGCCTTTTGCTAACTTGATATCTTTGTCTGGGCTCACTGTGAACAAGTAAGGCATTAGTCCCGGGCCTTGAGCACCCATGGCAATCACCATTGGACGTGACAGTTTATAGTGTGCATCAGTTTCTTCAATCAATTTTCCAATTAATTCTTCACCAGACGTTAGTTTAAACGTCACTACTTCGCCTACTGCGGCGCCTCTATCAATTAACATTTTAGTTTCCTTTTAGTATCCGGTACCATTGAATCCGGTTTCGTCGATGTATTTTCTTAATTCTGTAAAACCACCAATGGATTTTCCATTAATGATAATTTGTGGAACTGTTCTGGCTGTTGGTACTGCTTCTAACAATTCTTCTCGAGTGTATCCATGTCCAATTTTTTTCTCTTCGAATGGGACACCCTGGTGTGTTAATAGTGCCTTGGCCTGATCACAGTAAGGGCACTGGTCTTTTGACCATACAATTGCTTTCATTTTAGTTTCCTCGGTTGTTAATTATTGAAACGGTACCCTTGGAATAATAATAATATTTGGTGGCAAGGGGTTCTTATGGTCATGTGGCTTATATAGCTTGTGCGGTGCGCCATGAGGTTTGTTGTGCGCTCTTAAATCAGCTGACCCTAATGCTTGCTCATAGTTGACTGCGCCTCTGAAACAACCAACAGCGTATGGGAATTCGCGGTTCAAGTGATAGTGATAGATATTCTGCATCTTGCCGTCCCACATCACTGGGTGGGTATGTCCATGACATTCATCCAGTTGGGCGTTGGTGACCATTTTACCATCATCCCCTCTGGGGCCATAGATACCAAAGCCATCCAGGGCATAGCCAAACAGGGGTGAATGACCTTCTGTGCCTTGATTTGGGAAACACTTCCAGCTATAACCATGCAGGTGATATTGTTGAGCATAGGGATGACCCCAGCATTGGTCAACTGGTAAAATTGAAGCTGGCGGATACCATGCCACATTACTGGCATTGGCAATCTCAGCATGCCACACTGTGCCTGTGAGTGTGACACCAATTGGCAATGCGGCAATGGGATTTGGCTTGGCACTGACCTTGGGATATTTAGGTAGTTGAATATTTAAAACATAAGGACTGATACCAATGGCCGCGGCACTGGAATAGTCTGAACCCGGAATGCCTGTTCTGAAATCATGTCCACCGGGAGCCACACTGTAATACTTGTAGGCAGGGGTGCCGGGTTGTACTGGAAAGTTGCCCATTGGGGTATTTGGTAATCCGTTCCCTACAAAATAACGATACTGGGCATCTTCGGTTATGGCAAACACACTGCCTTCTTTGGCATAGTCTTTGGCATATTTGGTACCACTCACATATGGCATATTTGCAATGACCACAGTGTTGTTTGTGGTATCCATCCAGGGCTGTGTGCTTAGTTTAAATTGTGTGTTGGCCGGAACTGCCGCAAGAAAATCTGCAGCCATGTATAGACCATTGCGTTGAGCCTGGTACGGACTTATAGTTCCTGAGCTTAACAATGTTGTGGGTGCATCTTGGGCCGCAACCACATGACTGCACAGAGTCAATGCCAGTGTTAATAAGATTTTTTTCATCGGTTTCCTTTTACTTTGTGGTCACTTGAATGTTGCTTACACTCCAGTACGAGCTGGTGTTGTTGCACAGCGCACCCCAGCCACAACTGCCATTCCACCAGGGTGCAGATCCAGGACCAGTTGGACTATAACCTTGCCAGAATGAGATAACAGGCCAATAGCCATTCTTCATTGTGGCTACTAAGTCGGTCATGTCCACTGTGCCGCTGCCTTGTGCGCCGGAACCATTGCTGGTGTCATAGACCACCACCGTGGTAGAGCCTTGCTGATAAGACACTGTCATTCTGGGTGTGTCATATGTGATGGTTGTGACCAAATCAAAAGGCTGACTCATATCAATACCAGTCGCATCGTGCAATCCATTGGCAGGATCATTCTTCATGTTGGCACTGTTGAAGCATGTGTTGTTCAGTGCTGTGCTGGAGTATGCGTATTCATAACGCTGTGGTGCTGAACTGCCGCCGGTGCCTAGATGCAGTGTGGTTTGAAACAGTTTGTTGCCGTTTGTTTCCATAAGGTCAAGTTCTCTACAGTTCCAGGCATTGTTGTTGCCACCAGCATCACAATAATTGTTTCCAATTGGTTGTGTTGAGGGGTTGTTGGGATTCTGTACCAAGTAGATACTGGCATTGACATAGTTGTTGGACAACCGGCTCAGATCCACCGTGGCTCTGAACTCAGTGATGTTGGCATAACTCTGTGTTGCAACAATTCTGCCTGCTTGGCATTGGGTGCCTGATCCAAATGTCACAGAGTTGCCACTGATGGTTGGTGCACCACCTGATGTACAATTTGCAGTGTAATCCAACACAAATGCCGGTGTTACTGCACCGGCTTTAGGTGCTTCACTTGTGGTCTTCGTGCAAGCCGCCAATGCGACTAAACTTAATATAACTAACAGCTTTTTCATCTTTTTCCTTTATAAATTGGGTAGTGCATCGTAATCAAGTTGATCACTCATGATGCCAATAACATAGTTAGTCGACTCGTTCTCTTGCAGTGCAGTTTGTTTGTTCGACGTGTTGACATGTTTGTTGAACCAAGGAATTGGTGTGGTTTTTGGTGCCGGTGCTTGGTACTTGATGCCAATTTCCTTCAGGGCACCCACTGCTGTGAAATCAACAAAGTCTTTGAGAATGTTTGCGTTCAATCCAATCACTGGGCCGCGCTTGAACAGATAATCAGCCCAGGCTTTTTCTTCGCGAATTACATCTGCATATAGAGCATATACTTCTGCTTCGCATTCTGTTCGGGCCGCAGCAAAACGTGCGTCTTCTTTGACCACTTGATTGATCAAGTACGCAGTCCAGCCCTTGTGTAACAGTTCATCCTGCAGAATCAAACTAATGATGTTGCCGTTGCCCATGAAAATCTTGTTTTCCACCATGGCCAAGCTGGTGGCAAAACTTACCATGAAGCGGAATGCTTCCAACGCATAGCTGGCATGCAGAGCCATGTAGATTGCACGTACATGTTCCTTTTCTGTCACTACTTCGCCCATCTGTTTGCGGCAGTTGATCATGTGCAGTGCTTCGTAGTAGTTGCCTACCGAACTGGCCATGTCTACAATTTCTCGAGTGTCGTGTATGGTATTGAACACATCCTTGGGCACGTTGTAGATATTGCGAATGATATGGCTGTAGCTTTTTGAATGTATGTTGGTTTCAAAGAATGTCCAGTTGTAGACCAAGGCTTCCAGTTCTGGCAGGCTGATCACTGGCATGAAGATCTGACTCGGGCCGCGACCTTGTAGACTGTCCAGGGCTGTTTGGCGCAACAAGTTTGATGTAAAGATATGCTTGACTGCATCACTTGCTTCTTTAAAGTCGTTTGAGTCTTTAGTGAGACTGACTTCTTCTGGTTGCCAAAAGAAACCACGAGCAGTGGCTTCAAAGTCTGCAATCTTTTTGTACTTAACTTCTTCAAAGCGTTGGATAGTTACCGGACCGGCTGGGTCTAGAAACATTTTGCGATTCAAGTAATCTGTTTTTGTGTTTAGGTTGTATTGTTGTTTGCTCATATGTTACCAATGTCTAATGGTGTTTGCCATAATAAAAATACATGTAACTACATGTATTGCAACCCAGAATGTTTTTAAAAACAAAGCAACCCGGGCTTCTTGCAGTGTCAGGATAGGCACATCAGGCCTATCACTGTCAGACTGCCCCATCAAATGGCCAGTGGCTCTGGCCCAGACTTTTTCAACTGTGTTCATAACTTACAGGCCTCACAATCTTCAACGTCGTCATAGTCAATTGGCTCCAGCATGGCAGGAGCTTCTTCTGCGTCTTGCTTGCTGCCGGCCTTGTTGATTAGACTGTAGTAAAAGGTCTTTAGGCCCCAGGCATGTGCCTGCATCAAGTTGCGAGCAATCAATGTGGTAGGAACCTTGCGACCTTCAAAGTGCGCAGGATTGTAGAAGGTATTTGTACTGATACTTTGATCCACATAGGCCGCAATCACTGCGGCTGTTTTCAAGTAGCCGTCACAGTCTTTCTGTGCCCACATCAATTGATACCGGTTTTTTAATCTAGCATACTCTGGTACTACCTGTACAAACGAACCGGCCTTGCTTTCTTTGACTGAGATCAAACTCATGGGCATTTCAATACCGTTGGTACTGTCGATCACCACTGAACTAGATTCAACCGGAGCCACTGCCATCTGTGTAGCATTACGTACTCCGTATGCTTGCATGTTAGCACGTAAAATTTCCCAGTCTAGTTCTGGAGCAAAGTTAGCTAATTCATCAACACCCGAGGCACGTAGTTCCCAAGGAAACACACCGTGGCCATAACGTGTACGATCACTACCTTCGCACTTGCCACGTTCCTTGGCCAGCTCAACCGAAGCCTCAGTTAGGTAGTAGGCTTGGTGTTCCATCCACGTCTTGACTTCAGCCAAGGAGTCTCGTTCTCCGTACCTGAGGCTTCGTTTGGCGTGCCAGTAGGCAAGATTTGTGATTCCGATTCCCAGCGGCCTGATTTCGTCGTTGGAGAGTTTAGACTGGATGGAAAGAAAGTCTTGATAGTCAAGAATATTGTTGAGGCTACGATGCAGTATACGACAAGCACGGCGCATATCTTCTGGGTTACGGAACGCACCCCAATTGATTGAGCCCAGGGTGCAAAGTGCGATACGACCGCTATCGTCATCCAGACGTTTAAAGGACTTAGTAGGTAAAAGTATTTCACAGCAAAGGTTACTCTGGTAGATTGTATGATATTCAGGATCAAACGGGCCTTGCTTCATTACATTGTCAATGAACACAAGGTAGATACGTCCTGTATCCGTGCGCTCTTTCAAGATGCCCGATTTGAACACTTCCTCGGCACTGATTGTTTTGGTTCTTAGATCCGTACGTTTTTCGTATTTTACATACAGCTCTTCGAACAGTGCTGTATTTTGATAAAACGCTTCGTATAGATCTGGAACTTGATTGGGATCAAAGAATGTTATGTCTTCTTTGTTTTTAAATCGTCTCCAGAAGAAAGCACTAAGCACAACCCCATAATCCATATGACGGACTCGGGTTTCTTCGGTTCCTTGATTGTTCTTGAGTACAATAAGATCATCAAACTGATGATGCCAAATAGGATAGAATACAGTAGCACTTGCATTACGAATACCTCCCTGCGAACATGATCGCAAATCTCCAAACCATTTTTTCAGAAATGGTATCATACCTGTGTGCATGATCTCACCACCACGGATGGGACTGCCCAGTGGTCGCAGTCGACCAATCTCTAAACCAATGCCTGCACGTTTGCTGGCATATTTGGCCATCATTTCGCCGGACGCGAAAATACTGTCCAGATCATCATCCGAGCGAATAAGAACGCAACTACTAAACTGTTTAGTAGGAGTACCAAGCCCTGCCAGCACCGGTGTGGCCAGTGTAAAAAGTCCGTCGCTGGCTGCTGTGTAGTATTCCTTGATGAATCGCATTCTCGCTGAATTCGGTTCTTCTCGGTGAAATACAGTAGCGGCCGCGACCATGTATCTAATCTGTGGAGTTTCATAAGTTTCCTTTGTGGCACGGTTCTTAACCAGATATTTTTCAATCAACTGCTCAATGGCAGCATAACCATACTGTTCATCCTTGGAATGGTCCAGCATGTCGTTCATTTTATTCCAGTCGTCTTCAGTATACCATTCCATCAGTTCTGGTGTGTACAGGCCAGCGGCCACATTGCGCTTGACAATGGTATACAGGTGGTCGGGTGTGTATGAACCATACACATCTTTTCGCAACATGCTAAGGCGTTGTTTGCCAGCCACATACTGATAATTGGTATGTCCCAGTCCAGGATTTGATTCAACGTCAATTAGGTCTACTATGGCTCTAAGGGTAATGCCGTCGATTTCTCTGGTGGAGATGCCATCATAAAAATGCAGTTGTGCTTTGATCTCTATCATACTCTGACTGACATCTGCTGTACCTTGACAGACTTTTGCTACCTGTGCTTGCCATTTTTCAATGGCCATGGGCTCTCGACGGCCACTGCGCTTTACTACTGTTATTGTTGACATTCGCTTCTCTTGTTATTGTTGTTACTTATACTTGTTCTTGACCTGTAATTGGGTTAATCTTTTTACTATTTTCACTGCTGGATTGATATTTACAACAGTTGATTTGTCCCAATTCAGTATATATTTTGATTTGTTTACTAGGACTACATTGTGACCTGCTTCGGTCAACACTAACTCAACCGAATCTATGTCTGTACGGTCCAACAAAGTTATAGTATACAGGATTCCCAGCCCGCGAGCAACCTCGCAGAACACATTGTCATCCAACAATTGCCAGGGATCTGGCCATTCTTCCTGGTCGTCCCAGTGTAAGTAGTATCCGGTCCAGGGAGAAAGAAACCACCAGGTATTGATGGCTTCCAGGGCTGATTCCAGCGGCAATGCAGTGGCCTGCTCTCGCAGTTGTGTCCAACTGCTGAGCCTTGATTCAAATGTTGCCGGCCATTTCACGTTATGCTAGATGTGTTATGCTGTAGGTCAATGATCCGGCTGTGCCGGTGTTGGTGCTGATGTAGCGTAGGAAAACATCCGATCCAGTCTGCGTCACTGTGAGAGCAATTCCGGTGCTGGTGTTTTCGGAGTAGTCGTCAGTGTAGGTTAAATTGTTAGTGGCACCATTGGTGGCCACAACAATGGTGCCACTGCGATAGGCTGAACCTCTTGTCACAGTGTAATTGATGCTGATTGCTCGAATACTACTCACGTTGTAAGTAACTGCCACTGTGGCTGTGGGCACATTATTTGCCAATACCGCTGTCAGTCCAGAATTTCGTACATAGGTTCCCATTGCCAACTGCTGACCGTTGGTAAATGCAATGCTGGCAGCACCATTGAGCTGAATTCTTGGGTACAACACTGCATTGGCATCAGTACGTTCGAACAGATCACCTACACTGATGTTGTTGGGCGATCCAAAGTCAATAATTGCAGTGAACGGTTGTGTTATTCCGCCAAAGTGATTGCCGACATCGCCGAAAGTATTCTGTGCTGTGGCGTTGCGATCAACGCCAAACATAATGCCCTGTTCGTAGATAGTGTCAAAATCGCAGCTGGTGATGCTAAACCCTTGTGCGTCGTACTGAACTCCAAGTGGGTTGGTTTGTACTACTACACCTCGATACAGAGTAGAAAAGCGGCTGCTGGTGGTCACTACTCCGCGTACCTGCTGGTCTGTGATCATAGCATATGTTGTTCCACTGAAACTACAGTTGTTGAATTTAATCTGCTGTGTCACTAGCGCATTGCTGCTGGCAAATCGAACGCAGGCTGTGTCGCCTCGTGTCAAAGGATTTGTAATGGTGGCTGTGGTAAAGGGTCCGGCAAAACTGACCTGATTAAAAATACACTCATCGGCACGATCGACCAACGCAATATTCATTGCCCGTGGCGACTGAAAACTCATTTTTTCAATAGTGATACTGATTGGAGGCGTTGCTCCATTGGTGCCAATGTCAACTCCGGTCTGTTGCAAACTGTCACCAGTCTGCATCACATAGGATGCAGACGACCCCACTGCCATTTGAATAATACTGTTACTAATGCCTTCGCCAATCAGTGTGGCATAGGGTGGCACAATTATGGCGCCAGTTACTAGGTATACGCCAGCAGGAAAAAACAAACTTCTACGAATTGCCGGATTGACTTCTCTACAGTACAGCTGATAAAGTGCGCGATTGATAGCTGCGGTATCATCTGTAATACCGTCACCGGCTGCACCAAAATCTTTAACTGTGGCAAATTGGTCCATCCAATTTTGCAAAGATATCTTAACTGGTGTTCCGGCACTGAAACCTGTTTGTACAGTATAACCTGTTGCAGCCTGACCACTGTAGATATAGTCCTGCACCAAAACTAAGATGTCAGAAAATTCTGTCAGAATTTCTGTATTGCCCACTACCGGAGCACCTTCTTCTAGGGTGCCATTGCCAATGAACAATCTGCGTTCGTCAACACTCCATCCTAATTCAGCACCGGCCAGTTGTGGCAGATCATCCTGTAACCCTTTACGCTGGGTAATTCGCGAAATTTGTACAATAGCCAATTTAGTTGTCCTCTGTTATCAACTATTTAGCATGTAATACTGTTCAACTCTTTTCCACCAAAGACCGCAGTACTTTTCAAACTCAGAGCCTTCTAGTATAAATTCTTGGTATTCAGGCTGGGTCAGTACATTGCCCATGTCATCTGTAGTGGGCTTGACACACATCAAAATAACACCTTTTTTAATCTGTGTACCGTGTAGTTCGTTGTGTGCTTCAGCATAGGCGCAGAGTTGTATGAAATAGTCGTCGATCCACTCGCGCTTTTTGGGCTTGTTGGTCTGTTTGTAGTCCAGTATGCTTTCCTCGTTCAAATGCACACCGGCAGCGTCTGTAGTGCCAGCGTAGATACTTGGAAAATACAACGGAACTTCGTAGCCCCAGAATTCGTTAACACGATCAGTTATTCCACGATCAATCACCACCTGGGCCATGGCGTGACTGGCCCACCCGAATGGATTGGTACCACGCTCTCGGATTGTGCCAGTCTTTACATAGTCTTCAAGATAGGTGTGCATTCTTGTACCACGATTGGCAGCTTCGGTTGTGATCTGTTGTGCCTTGGCTTCGCCTACTGCTTTACGCCAGTTGGCCAAGGCAATGCGACTTTCTGCTGGTTTGGTCTTGTCAAGGATAGTTGTTACACTGGGTAACTTGTTACCGTCAGGAGTAGCGTAAAAGCGTTTGCCGTTTACTTCTACTCGTGGCACAGGGGCGTAGTTAAATTTTGGATTGTACATAAGTCTATTTTCGAGTACTGGGACCATATTTGTCTAAATATATTTTTTGATTGTCTCGAGCAATTTTCATCATACTTTCTATCTTTTCTGAACGATTTGTATCATTATATAATTGTTCTAATGATTTAATAATTTTATTGATTTTCTTTGACGGTGATATTTCTAAATCATAACTTTCATCTATTACTTCATTGAAAGTTTTAAAACCCATATTGCGCAATTTTGCCAATGATGCGTGACCTGACAATAATAAAAATGGCATACCAGCAACAAGACAACGTGCGGTTTTTTCTGTGAACCAATGATTGATCATTGGATCTGTTTCGGCTATTACTTCAATGTAATAAGATCCAGCAATTTCATTATATGCTTGATAACTGTCTGTCCAGCCGCCACTGCCACATGAATTAAGTGGTTGTATATTATTACTATCGAATACCTTATTTGTTATCCAGTTTATTTCATTGGTTGCAGTCGATGTGTTTTTTAACTCCTGTAAAACATAATTTTTATCGGCTAAAAATGTTGTAAAATTATCACCAGGAAAGCAACGATCAATTTCATATGCTAACTGTAATCTATAATGGTCAAATCTTCCTAGTAATAGCCCAACAAATTTTTGATTCCTTGATGGGTTAATTTTTATTAAATCTACATGGATGCCTGCCATATTAAAAATTTCTAACGGTATAGTTTGATTTATATAACCATCTAGTGTAGATTCTGGGGAATGAGAATAAATTATAATACAATCTGGGTTGATATCATGTGTGTTGCATGCCCAGTTTAAAAATTTTGTAAATCCACGAGTAATTAAATCTTCACCGTCGGGCGCTAAAACTAATATTGTGTGATCTTTATAATGGTTGGCCAGTACATTATCTAGCAATGCCAGATGGTTTCGGGAGAACGAAAAATGAAAATGCTGTGCGTTGATAACAATAAATTCCGAGTCTAACCTGACTATTCCAAATAGTGCGCTGTCAGTAATATACGCAAACCTAAGTCGAATTTCATTAAACGTCGGGACGTACACGTTCAAACTCTAAAACTTTCTCCGCAACCGCAACGATCACGCTCATTGGGATTGACAAAATCAAATCCCTCATTGAGTCCGTTGCGGACCCAATCCATACTCAATCCGTCTAAATAGACAAGACTTTTAGCATCTACTAAAATAACAAAACCGTCGTGAGCAAAATTAGTCACTCCTACTTCAGCTTCGTAACTATCTACATATTCCAACACATAAGCCAACCCGCTGCATCCTGTGGTTCTGACACCTATACGGATGCCCGCGCCACGGCCACGTTTTGCCAAATTCTGTTTGATTCGTTTACTGGCTGTGTCGGTTACGGTAATCATCAACTGCTGCCTTTATAGCATCTTCTGCTAGGATTGAACAATGTATCTTTACCGGAGGTAAGGCTAGTTCTTCGGCAATGTCGGAGTTTTTGATTGATCCGGCTTGGTCGAGTGTTTTTCCTTTGACCCATTCTGTAATGAGGCTCGAACTCGCGATAGCCGATCCACAGCCATACGTTTTAAATTTCGCATCTGTAATAATACCTGTATCATTGTCGACCTTTATTTGCAATTTCATAACGTCACCGCAGGCCGGGGCGCCAACCATGCCTGTTCCGACACCGTTCTCGTCCTTGGCAAAACTGCCCACGTTACGAGGATTTTCGTAGTGATCAACCACTTTGTCAGAATAGGCCATGTCATTTACTCCGGTACAATGTTGGCCGCTTGCGGGCCTTTTTGTCCTTGCACAGCATCATACGATACACGCTGATTTTCTTTGAGGACTTTGAATCCAGGAGTTTGAATTGCCGAATAGTGTGCAAACAATTCTTCGCCACCTGCGTCTGGAGTAATAAACCCAAAACCTTTGGTTTCATTAAACCACTTTACTTTACCTAATGCCATTTTACTGCTTTCTAATATGTTAATTTACAATTACTCGGATTGAGTTCTTGTTATCTACCTCAAATGTATTATACTACACTCTGCATGTATTTACTACTCTTTTGGTTCTTTTATCCAGTGCTTTTTTCGGTCGCTGAATGTAATTGGTTTGTAATCATAATTTTCTGGGCAAAATTTACATTGATCAATTTGGTTGTCGATCTGTGCAATAAAGTCCTGGCCAGTCTTTGGATCTTGTTCAAATGCATCTATGGTCAATGGCACGTATCCGTGCAGTAATGCTCGATCCTGATCACTTATTTCAAAATGATATTGATTGTCAAATTCCGGCATCAATGCAGCCGGGCCACACTTGTAAATTTTGCCTCGAATCATGTGATAATTTTTGAATCTTCGAAAGGTACAGTTTTCGTGTGCCACAACAGGATCACTTTGATACAAGGTGTATTTGTTGTTCGGCAGTTCGATAATGTTGCTCTGAACAAATTTATTGCTCATCCAGGCATGTACATATTTGCCTTGTTTATTTTGAAACTGATAATCGCTGCCAATCGGATCATCTGGATTTTGAGTTTCTGTTGTGGTTGGGCCTAAAAAATTTCTAATTCTGTTAAATATTTCTTCTCGATCGTCGGGATTGTGTATGCTGATGCCTATCCAATTGTTGTGGTCAACAGCATCATACAACCCCTTGACACAGTCTATTCTAGTGCCGTTGCTCTGTACCTGTACTCCAGAATGATCTGGCCACAGTGCATTGACGCCTTTGATCCATTTTACAATGTCAGGATTCAGCAGGGGTTCTCCCCCAAGTATCACTGGATGTCGAATATCTATTTTTTTGGCCCAGCGTGTAAGTATGGGCTCGGCTTCGTCCCAGCTTTGCCAGCCGCTGAATTTATAATTGTTGTAGCGATTACAACCGTTGCAGGTTAGGTTACACACATTGGTGATGTAGAATTCTAACTTGTCGATCAAGATTCTTTGTGTCATAGCGATATTTAATGCCGCAGCGGGCTGAGATGTTTTTATTGTCGGCGCTTCATGGCCGACTTGGCGTTGCTGTCAACTACGGTTCTTGCTTGGTCCACACTCATTCCAGCAGTGGTTTCGGTGTTTCCTTTAAATTTGATCACGCCTGATGTTGGGTCGTACGGCTCGAGCATAGCGCTCAGCGGCTCCGAATCAATCATTGATGCCAGTGATTGCTCAGTGACATTCACTCCCAGTGACTGAGCCAACTGAATGAATGCCTGTTGACTGATTTGTTTTGGTGCTGCTTCGTCGTCTGCGCGGTCGTTGAGAAACTGACTCAGTGCTGCTAGTTTGAGTGTGTTGTTGGGACTTTCTTCAAACTCGCGCAGTCGCATTATCTACGCTCACGACCAAGTCCGGCAGCAGCTGGTTCTTCAATGTCTGCTTCTGCATCAGCAGCCAAATCATCTAGATCGTCCATCTCGCCAGGTACAGCGCCAGCTGCTGGATCTGGCAGTTCAGCACCAACATCTGGAGCAACTGGGGCTGCGTCTACCGGTGCTTGACCAGTCACAGTGCCCATGGCAGATTCTAACTGTGTTTTGGATGTTTGAAGATTCTGTACCATACCGCCCAAGGCAGCAGTGGCATCAGCATTGAATTTTGTTGCTTGCTCGTAACCAATTTGATTGCGAATTTGATCAACTAGCGCAGGCAAATCTTTGAACTGCAAAGAAGTGACCTGTTCGACCATTTTTTGCACTTGGTCTACCATGTCTTGACTGGCCAAAATAACCTGTGCTTGTTGCACTTCGCTTTCGGCTAGACGACGGCCTGTTCTGCGACGAGTTTCAGCTGTCATCGCGGCACTCAGTGCAGCACCTTGTACCATTTTTTGTTCGTCTTGTGACAGACTCTGACCGGCAGCACTCTTGGTCATTGCTGTTTTGAGCTTGGGATCAGTGATCTTATTTAGAGCTTGTTTTGTTTTGGCAGGGTCTGGTTGTCCCAGTGTGGTTGCTGGAATTTCTTCTTTGATTTTTTTAGTCAGTACCTGTTCCAGCATGATCAATTTCAAATATGCAGAATTTTGTTCACTGACATGGAACTTGGGAGTACGACGGTGCTCGCTTAGTAAGCCACGCACTCGCCCCAGTAAGGCCTGAGCTTGACGCTTTGAAATTGATTCAAAGGTGATACTGTTGCCAAATTAGCTTTCGAATACTTTAGCAACTTGTTTTGTTTGTGGCAGCACGGCCAGTTCTTGCAGTTTCATTATCGAATCCTCGTTGTTGATAGTATTTAGCCCGATTAATATATTTGGACAATCTATTTTCTATCTCTTTTTTCTTTAAGATTTTGCTTTCCAATTTAGTCAGGATAATTTCACGTTGCTCGGCGTTCTTAACACGCTCACCGATGGCAGCACGAGTATTGATATCTATAGTTAAGTGATGTAGATTATTGTCCAGCTGAATCAGCTCTCTGGCTACGTTGTATTGCTTGAATTTGTCAGCAATGCACCAGCTCAATGCGGATCTACTGCTGTGAAAAATGCCAATGTCACTCAGTGAACAATGCACTCTAAAACCCGCAGCTTCTTTGACTAGACTGTAGCGGCCAAAAACTGTATAGTTGCCTTCGGAGTTTTTCCAAATACTATTGTGTTCTAACGTGGGAAATTCTTTAAGAAATGCTTTATCTATTTTCATTTGACCACATACTGTACAAGTAGCCATCCAATGACAGCAGCCATGGAGCCCATGATGCCCAGGCCCCAGGAAATCAGTTGGTTGTTGCGTTTGTCGGCCATGTCTCTGACCATATCGCGTACCTGCATGACCATCTGCTCTAGACTGGCAATTTTGGCGTCCACATTATCTAGACGCATCTCTAATGCACTATAGCGTTCTGCGCATAGTTCTACGTGTGCTTCTAAACTTTTTTTCTCAATAGCAGTGGTATCAACCATTTTAGTTCTCCGTTACGTTATTTATGAAGACCGGTGCGAACCATATGTTCTGTTGCGGTCCTGTAGTAACCAGCGTTGCTAACATGTCGGGACGGTTATTCAGTCCCAGCAACATGGGAACGCCTGCGGCATCTGTTCGTAACACCGCAGTAGGGTCAGCATCGTCGCCATAGATGTTGTTGGATTCTGTTTCAAACTCAAACATCCAAGAACGATTCAACTGGTCTGATATAGGTGTTTGTATGCGGAATAGCTGTGTACGTAGGCCCAGTATCTGTGTGATGGTTTCCCAATTGCGTTGCTGATTTCTTGCACAGTTCCAGTCGGCTTCGTTGGTTATTGCGTTGCCGGAGTGATCGCGAAAAGGCACACGGCTGGGCTTGTAGTGTCCTGTAACACCGGTGGCAGTTATATCAAAAAAAGTTTGTACTAGAAATCTCATGGGTTTTTTCTGATTAATTCATACAGCACTTCCACTTTGTTACACAACTCGTTGAGTGCTGCATTGGTGTGGCGTGATTCAAATATTTCTACCCAGCGACGTTTGTGTTCTAGTTCTTCAAGTTCTTGGTGTAGTTTAGGATCCTGATAGTGCAGTGACCTTGCGGTGCTGCCGGGCTGACGTGCATACACTGTACGGCCACCGTCAGGGCTTTCAAATATTGTTACTTCAGTTATCTTGCTCACCATCATGATCGAGTATTTAAGTCATTGTTGCAAGACCCATATTAAAGTCAATAAAAAAGCCCCTTTCGGGGCTTTTGTTTTTATGCGGCGTCTACAAACTTTTTGAGTTCTTCGGCCTGGCTGATGATGTCCGTTGTTGATGGAAAATCAGGCATGGTTGGGAACGGAAGGCTTGCACGATTGGCATCAGTCAGCTTGGAGTGATACTCGTCGCTGAGTTTGCTGCGTTTTTCGTAAATTGGCGCTTGAAGAATTTCTTTGGCCAAGGTAAGAAGTTCGAGACGGATCTCGTAAGGTGTTTTGCTCATGTTTTTCTCCTGTGTATGTGTG